GAAAAAAGAAACCGCTTAGAAGGAAATAAGCTTAAAGAGGTATTAAGAAGATATAATTGGTGATAGGGCAAAACGCATGGATTGTTATTTATGATTCATGATACATGATTATGTTGTAATATCAATGACATACAAAAATGAAATGCCATGCGACATTTTGATCATGCATCACGTATCACGTATAACACAAGTTCCTGAATTAAGAAGATTCAATTATTAAACCTTCTTGGACCTATGGCTCATTGAAAAGCCGTGGATTCAATGATTGAACCTTCTTGGTTCTTTTAAGAAAAAAAAAGAGGCTAATTGATAGCCTCTTTCTTCCATATAGACGCTCTGTCGGTTAGTTGTTAATTAGGGAATAATGTTTTGAAAGCCTCTTCGGAGAGAAGACCTTTTTTCACCAGTTCCTGGGCTTTTTCCTTGGCCTGGTTCAGCTCTACCTTTGAGGAGATACCCTTAGTATTCCATTCTCCCTTGACCAATTGTTCCCATGTTGCCTTGATTGTGGCAATCTTTTCATCAGGCGACAATGTTTCACCTTTTTTCCTGGCAATTTTGTCGCCTAATTTTTGGGCAATCCCGTTTTTGATGGTCAGTTTTTGAACGCGATTGAATCCATCAAAACCTGGAAATATAACGGGAAGATCAAATTTTTCCGTTACACTGCCAAGGTGCATGGTCAGGTTATTGTCAACCAGTTCCCATGAAATCCGTTCGGATTTTTCCTTTTTCTCTGCCATAATTATGCCTCCATAAATTTGTTTATTATGACAGAGCGTCCATATGTAGGAACGAAACAATGTTCCATTGTCAAAGAACAACGCCATTATAACACAAAACACCTGGGTTGTCAAGCTCACGCCCATATTGCCCAAAAACCCTGGCCGAGAGACCCCTAAGACCCCCAGGGCATAGTACCTGACGGTTTTTGACAGGGAGATTTTTTACACAAAAGTAAAATATTCAAGACCTAAGAAACAAACCTTCTAAGGAGCTTGTTCTCAATGTTCACATGGACACCTTGACAAACCCTATGAAATATGGTATAATAACATCACTATGGGAAGACCTGTCGCCAAGATAGATGAGCAAGCGCTAATGGATCTCTTAGAAAGGGACCTTCCGCAAAAGGAGGCTGCGAGAGAGCTTGGTATATCTATTCCTACTTTATCCAAGAGAATGGCGGATATAAGAGAGAAACAGGGAATTCTCCTTAAATATAGAGACCTTCAATCCCTTCACCTAACAGAATTACAAGCCAGAGTCCTTGAGGCTATTACCCCTGAGAAAATAAACGAAGCTTCTTTAAGAGACCTCGTTCTTTCCTATAAGATCTTGAAAGATAAGGAGCTTAATATAGACGGCAAGCCCAGTGAGATTAAGGGTTTAGTGGCTTATCTTGTAGAGATAGAGAAAAGGGAAATGGCCCTTGATGGCTCTATAGATGTTGAAGACATAGAGGATATAAAAGACTATGAAGATGATAAACCTTCGCCGGATATTTTGCAGTGATGAGGTAACACTTGGATTTCTTTCAACGGGAAAGAATATCTATGCTACCTTAGAACTACCAGATAGGGCAAATACTGTTAATATATCTTGCATCCCAGAGGGAGCCTATGTCTGCAAGCGTGGAGCCATAAGAGGAAAGATGTGTTATTTCCTTAAGGATGTCCCTGGGAGAACATCTATAGCTATTCATAGAGGAAATACTGTAGATGATACAAGAGGATGTATTCTTATAGGAAGCATCTTTGGTAAGTTTTATGGAGAATTTACTGTTATAGAGAGCAAGAAATCCATGGAAAAGCTGTTAGAAGAGCTTGGAGAAGATCCTTTTATTATAGATATAAGAAAATGGAGCTAAATAAAACTATATTAGAAAAGCTTCTTCAATGGAAGAAGAGCCCTCTCCTTTTTGTAGAGGAGTGTATAGACTGGCCAAAAGGCCAATCTGTTACACCTCAGCAGGTTGAGGCCCTAAAAGCTCTTCCTCATGCTAAGAGAATTACCATTCGCTCAGGGCATGGCTGTGGAAAGGACTGTCTGGCTGTGTTGGCTTCATTATGGTTCATGGTTACAAGGCCTTATGCAAAAGTAGTAGTAACAGCTCCCACAAATAGACAGTTAAATGACATTTTTTGGTCTGAGTTATCTAAGTGGTTTAGGCGGAGCAAGGTTCAAGATGAGTTTATTTTGCAAAAAGATAAGTTTTTTCATAAAAGTGCTCCAAAAGAGTGGTGGATAAGGGCTGTTAGCCCGCAGGCCAGGGCTACTAAGGAAGAACAAGCAGAAACATTGGCTGGATTTCATGGAGATCATCTTTTGATTGTATGTGACGAAGCCTCTGGTATTCCTGATCCAGTGTATGTTCCCTTAGAAGGTGCTATGACGCAAGAGGATAACAAAGTTCTTCTTATAGGAAACATGACCAAGGGAGCTGGTTATTTCTATGACACTCATTTTCATGCAGGTATTAGTAAAAAATGGTGCAGATTACACTGGGATAGCCGAAAGAGTCCTATTGTTTCTAAGGAAACTGTGGAGTACTTTAGGGATAAATATGGGGAGGATTCCAGTATATTTGCCATTAGAATAACAGGCGATCCTCCTAAGTCTGATGAAATGAGCTTCATTCCTCTCTATGCTGCAAGGCAGTGTTTGGGGAATGAGATAGAGATTGCTGAGGATGAGCCGCTATATCTCTCTGTGGATGTTGCAAGATATGGGGATGATAAGTCTATTATTATGCCGAGAAGAGGATTAAAGATATATCCCTGGGATACGCATGCCAAGCTAAACACCATTGACCTTGGAGGTCATATAAACATGATGTATCAAGAACTTGAAGCTGACGGCCTGGCTATAGATGTAATTGGAGTAGGCGCTGGTGTTACAGATTGGCTTCAAAAGCATGGACATATTAAGTGCTTTGGTATCAATGTGGCTGAATCTTCGACAGATATAAAGAAATATGATAGGTTAAGAGATGAGCTTTGGACCGCTGTAAGAGATAAATGTTTAGCTGGAATATATTCCTTTCCTGAAACGGAAGAGGGAGAGGAGCTTTGCAATGAACTCGCCGCTCCGGGATATAGCTTTAATGCACATGGGGGCTATAAGATAGAATCCAAGAGGGAAATGAAAAATAGAGGCATTAAATCTCCTAATATAGCTGATGCCCTTTGTTTATCTGAATATTTTGGAAACACTGCGCATAGAGTGTGGAGTAAGCCAAAGAAGAACAAGGCTAAGCCTTATTATATAAGTGATTATATGCAATATTCTCAGTATGGCTGGATGGCAGTTTGATAATTAAGAACATTCAATAATTGAATCTTCTGGATGAAGGAGATATAAAGAGAAAGGAGCATGTTTTATGAAAGATGGTAAGAAAACAACAGAGTTTTATATTACACTTTTAGGATCAATTCTTGGTGTGATAGTAGCCTTAGGCTACTTAACTCCTGAGCAGGCCAGTGGTCTTACTGAATGTGCAGCGACAATTAGCGGAGCGATTGTTACAGCTTGTAGTATCTTAGGATATAACATATCCAGAGGGATGGCAAAAAAGAAGAATGGATAACTTAACCACAGGGGCTGGTGTTGGTGGAGGTGGATTTTTAGGAGTTGTCTTGGCCTGGTTAGGCTTTAAGTCCAAAATTTGTACTATAGAAAAACGCCTTGATTCTCTTGTGAAAGATGTCCAATATGAACGGACGTGCAACGAGATCCACAAAGCAATAGATCAACGCCTGGAGAATATAGAGGAGATGCAAAAAGAAACAAGGGAAGATATCAAGTCAATCCTTGAAAAGATAAGATAAGTCTTCTCTGAATGGCTTGGAAAACTGGTGGAAGATAATTAATGTCACGGAAGTATATTAAACAGGCTGTTGAATTTATTACAGATGGCTGTACGTATTCACCAGATTTTAATTTTTATCATTGCTGTAGGGACCATGATTGGTACTATCATACAGGAGAAATATCAAGAAGAATTGCAGATAAACGACTTAGGAAGTGTATCCAAAATGAAGGCTGGATTATCCTTCCCTGGATATATTGGGCTGCGGTCAGGATTTTTGGTAGATGGAGATATAGACAAAGGAGAATATTGAAATGAAAAAGGTTTTATGGTTGCTTATGATGGTCCTGGCATTTTATAGCTGGCCAGCATTTGCCGGTAGGGTTATTAAAGTGATTGATGGCAATGGCACTTGGACAGATCCTTGGTATGCGGAGAAAGGATCTCGTATAAATGTATCTATTGAAGATTATAATGCTACTACCAGTATGACTATTACTCTGCAGAGGAGATTACCTGGAGATACCAGTTGGGGCAGAGATGTAAAAACTTGGGATGTAACAGGAAGTTCGGCAGATGTGGAAGAAACTACAGCTTATCCTGAGCCAGAAGGTTGTTATTATAGAATAGGATGCAATGCTGCCAGCGATTATGCGAGCGGAAATTGTACTTGCCGTATAGGCGGCGGTAGGAGATAAGAGAAAGGAGACTAACTATGACAATAAGAACTGAAGCAAAAAGAGTAAAAATGGGCCAGTCTTTGACTGATTTCGATACACAGGCTGTTAATGCAATAAACCAGTTAAAGGGTATTAGGGCAAATCTGGTAAAAATGAGGGCAGCTGTGCATGACGATGCAGACTTTATTGAGGATGACGAGAATGAAATCGATGTAGTAATTGCCAAGATTAATACTTCAATCAATAGTATAACAAAGGATAGCTAATGGCATTTCCTACAGGCTGGGGCCGCAGATGCGCTTTGGTAATTCAATCAAGCAAAGTTGATGCCAATTTGGCAGACTTTCCTGTTTTATTGACGAAGGATACTCTTCCATCTGAAATGTTCGACCATGATGGCAGTTATCCCGCTCTTGAAGGCGGAGGCGATGTTCGCTTTTCTTTAGATGAGGCAGGGAATACTCAACTTGCTTGCGAAGTTGTATCTTTTTCGTTAGATAATGCTGATAATGAGGCGGAAATATGGGTGAAAGTTCCTTCTGTTAGTTCTTCTACAGACACAACGATATATGTTTGGTATAATAAAGCTGGAGAAACCCAGCCTGCTGCGGATTCTACTTATGGGTCTGAGAATGTTTGGGATAACAACTTTGTAATGGTTCAGCATATGAACGATGCATCTGCATCGTCTATTACAGACTCAACCAGCAATGATAATGATGGAGCAAAGGCAGGAGAAAACGAGCCAATAGAAACTACTGGGAAGATAGGAAAGTGCCAGGATTTTGATGGAAATGACGATTATATAAACATAGGAGATACTTCAGATGTGGATTTTGGCTCGGGCAATTGGTCATTGTCTGCTTTGGTTTATCCAACAGTGCTTTCCAGTAGTGCAAATATAATAATTGGAAAAGATGATATATCTCTCGGACAGCAATTCTTTTTACAATCAAGGGAAAGTGGTAAGATAAGAGTAAGATACTATACATCCACAGGGGATGTTTCAAGGACCACTGATAACATTGTTTTATCTGCGAATACATGGCAATATATTGTAGGCCAGAGAAACGGTGATATGCTGGAGATATATCTTGATGGAACAAAGATAACTGTTTCTACAGAAACAGGAACGCATGGGGAAATGAATAGCATATGTGCACTACTTCAAATCGGAAAAAGAACTTACTCTGGAGCAGAAAATTTTTTTAGTGGCATAATCGACGAAGTCCGTATCTCCAACATTGCCCGCTCCGCTGATTGGATCAAAGCATCCTACAACAATCAAAATAGTCCATCTACTTTTGTTATTGAGGGAACCCCTGTGACTCCTGGTGGAGTAGCACCAACAAGTGTATTTTATGGTCCTATTGTAGGGCCTTTTGGAGGGCCGATATAATGATACCTTATCTGGGAGATTTTAAGGAAGGCGAGACTGTTTATGTAATGTTCAATACTTTTACGTCTGATGATCCAAGTGCCTCATGTACAATAACGAATTTTACCAATACTGATGTGCATATCTATAAAAACGACGACCTGACTCAAAGGAACAATGCAGCCGGGATAACTGTGAGCATTGATTTTGACGGAATCACTGGATCTCACCTGATCAAGATAGACACCAGTGATGATACAGTGAGTGGATTTTGGGTGCCCGGGAAAGATTATTTTGTAAGAATTGAGGGAACAACTGTAGACGGGGCAACTATAAATGCTGTAGTTGGACACTTTTCTATAGAAAATAGATTCAATGAAGTTGACTTAACTCGTATTTTAGGAACTGCACTTACTGAATCAGCGAGTGGATACCTTGCTGCCGCATTTAAGAAATTGTTCGATGTTGAGACTCCAATGCTTGTGGCTTCTGATGCTATGAGGGGAACGGACAATGCGGCTCTTGCTTCTGGTGTCAACATGACTCAGATTTCTGGAGACTCGGACGCTGCAGATAATCTTAAGGCGATGTTTAACGGGACAGGGCTTATAGGTGATAATTATCCAGCCAATCAAAAACAGGTTGGCCTCATCTCCAGTGGTGCAGCGGCGATAGCTACCACGGCGGAATCTGCTACCATTACGACAGGGACAGAGACAGGGACATATGCCAATACAACAGAATCAGATGAAACTTTTCATATAGTAGAGCCTGATGGCGGAATTACTGATTTTTACTATCAATTTGACATAGGCTCAAACACCCTTCCTGTAGGGATAGATTGGGAAGGATATGCCAACGGACAGGGAGATGAATACGAATCATATGCGTATAACTGGAATAGCTCATCTTGGGAACAGCTTGGTACATGTGAAGGGATCAATGGAGTATCTTTGAGAACAATGACCAAAGTGCTTACTACTGCACATGTAGGAACTTCTGGTGGAGATGTTGGAAAAGTTCGCTTCAGAATATACAGCACCACAGGGTCTAAGATAGCTACAGACAGACTGCTTTGCACCTATTCGATTGTTGCTCCTACAGCAACAGAAATCAGAACAGAGATGGAAGATACAGGAACTAAGCTGTCTCTTGCCTTGGAAGACACTGATGAATTGCAAACCAATCAAGGTAATTGGGTTACGGCAACAACTGTGGCGTTGAATGCTCAAGGAAAGGCAGACGTTAATGCAGAGGTCGATGCAGCACTGGCAGATTATGATCCTCCAACTAAGGCTGAATTGGATGCAGCCGAAAGCAATATCCGTGGCAGCGACTCTGATACCCTTAAAACAATTAGTGATCAAGTAGATGGCCTTAATGATCCTTCAGCTTCTGCCATAGCTGATGCTGTATGGGATGAGGCTATTGCAGATCATACAACAAGCACGACATTTGGAGGCAAGAATCAAAAGGTTGTGCCAAGTGAGACTCTGGCTGATTATAAGGCTGATGTGTCAAGTCTTGCAGTAGAGGCAAACATAGAAACGCATGTTACCAATTCTCTTAACAGTTATGATCCTCCGACAAGGGCTGAATTAACCAGCGACAAAGATGAGATCATTACTGAGGTAAATGCCAACGAAACCAAGATTGACGCATTGAATGATCTTTCTGCAGCAGAAGTTAACGCAGAAGTCTGTGATGTACTCAAAACAGATACTTCTGGCGAACCTGCGCAAGGGGCGCCTGCTGAAACTGCATCTATTGAGGCAAAGGTTGCGTGGCTCTACAAATTGGCTCGGAACAAAATTACTAATGATGGAACAGACATCAAGGTCTATAACGATGCAGGCACAGTAGTGGATCATAAAGCCAGTGTGAGTGAATCAGGAGGCACAGTAACACGAGCTAAATTCGGAACTGGCGCATAGATATGGATACTAATGATAAATTTGCTCTAATTAGTTATCAGCAGCCGTGGAATGTACCCTTGCCAATATCTGCTGATGGACTTGACCAAGCAGATAATCAACAACTTCTTTGGGGATACTCTGGTATTTTATGGTCTGGAGTTAGTCTTGCTGTTGGCAAGATGACGATAACTTTTACATCAAGGAAAGCAGGGATAACTTTTACATCAAGGAAAGCAGGGATAACAATTACGTAAGGAACTAAATAAACAATGGCAACAACATTAAGTCTTCATATGGACGAAAATGGGTCTTATTTCGTCAATATTGCTACTAAAGATGAGGATGGAAATGCTAAGGCTCCCAAGACTCTTAATTGGACCCTCACGACCAGAGACGGCCAGACAATCATCAACAATCGCAAGGAAGTGGATATACCGAATCCTACATCTTCAGAAGATGTAGTGCTGAATGATGCCGACTGTGCTGTACTGCCACATGAAACAGCCGGTAAGATCTTGAGGCTTTTTACTGTTCAGGGCACTTATGATAGTGATCTTGGGAACGATCTGAATTTACGTGCGCAGTGTTATATTCCGCTGGATAATTATCCTGCGTTGCCTATAAGTTAATAGAACTAAATATTGTATAATGGAGGAACTGAAATGGGAAAAGCAGAAAGAATCATAGCATTAATTGAAAGGTGTCTTCCTCTTCTTGAGGCTTTTGGGGAGATAATGATTCCTATTATTGAGAAGTTGATAGCTCTATTAGAGAAAGAGCACAAAGGCTAAGGCTTATACTTACATGATAGATTTCTTATATTTTCGCCTATTTTATTGTTATTGTAAGAAGCCAAGCCGATGGCTTTTTCATCTGATAGGAGCTTTAGCTTTCTTGAAATCCGTCATCAAACATCTCAGGAGAAGAAATCTCAAAATGGTAATAGATCAACTTGGATGCGTATGGTGGCAAGCTTGTTTAGTTATCAAAGTGGATAAATAAAGGAAAATACCTTGAATATAGAAGAAACTGTATATCCAGTTGGAGCAGATAATCCTGTTTTACAGAAGCTAACTACCTGGCTGAATGAAGCCGAAAGGTCTATTCCTGAGTCTAAGTGGCGAGAGGTAGCTGAAGAGGATTATGCCTTTTATGCAGGAGAGCAGGATAGTAGAGAGGTTCTTGCTCTTCTAAAGGCTCAAAGAAGGCCTAATACTGTATATAATGAAATAAAGCCTAAGATAGATAAACTTGTTGGCCTGGCTGACCAAGTTAGGAGAGTTCCTTATGTTCTTCCAGTGGGAAGGGAAGATGAAGCCTTGACGGAGCTTATGAATGGATGTATAAAGCATTTTAGATATACTTTAAAGCTATCTGATAAAGAGATGGATTGCTTTGAGCATACTGTCAAGAGTGGAAGGTCTTTTTTATACTTTTATATAGACAATTCTAATCCCTTTGAGCCAGAGATAAAGGCTACCAGACTACCTGGAAGAGACGTTCTTGTAGATCCTAACAGCATAGCCTATGATCTTGATGAAGATGCCAGGTTTGTTTTTATAAGTAGATGGTTCAAGGAGGAAGATATAGTTGCATTTTGGCCAGAATTTAAGGATGCAACCTCTGCAATGATGCAGGGAAGTATGGGCTTATATGTGCCAAGTTTCTTTGATGAGAGCAAGGAACTGTTTAGATTAATTGAGGCTTATTATAAGGTTCCTGAGAGAGTTGTTTGGTTTATAAATCCAGTTACAGGAAAGCCGGAGTACTTGACGAGACCTGGTTGGCAGAAGTTTAAGAAAGCCATTAAGGAAGGATTAAGGCTTCCTGATGGAAGGGTTATTAATGAAGTTCCTGAGGCAGTGGAAACTGTTAAGAAATTTATGCACTATGCTATTTTTTCAGGTGGAATTCTTTTAGAAAGTGGTTTATCTAAGTATAAACATGAAGGATTTCCTATAGTGCAGTATGGGGCTTATAAGAATGAGGATGAAAACAGATGGTTTGGAGCTATTACTATGCAAAAAGATCCTCAAAGAGCTCTTAATACTATGAGAAGACAGTTGGTGCATTTGCTTCAGACTGCTCCGAAAGGAATCTTGATGCATGAAGTAAACGCAATTCTTAACATAGACGAATATGCTAAGCACTCTTCTGAGCCTAATTTTAGGTTAGAACTTGAGAGAGGAGGGCTTGAAAGGGTAAAGTTCTCAGAGCAGCCAAGGATAAGCAATATATATGCCATTCTTGATGGAGTCTTCCAGCAGAGTATGAAGGACGTAAGTGGAATACAAGATCCACTTATGGGCAAGCAAACATCTTCCAGAGAGCCTGGGGTTACTGCAAGGTTAAGGCTTGAGTCTAATATAGCAGTTTTGTATATCTTGTTAAGAAACTTTAGGGCAAGTAGAATAGCTGGAACACAAAAGATGCTTTCTCTTATCCAGCAATATGTTACCACACCAAGATTGATAAGAATAGAAGGCCCTGAAGGTGAAAGATTAATTGAGATAAATACTCAACTTAATCCACAAGGACCTGGGTTTAATGATATAAGTGCTGGTAAATTTGACGTAGTCATTGATGAAGCAGCCGAGAATCTCACGATGAAACAAGAGATAGCCAGCAGGCTTATAGAGATTATTCACAATGATCCTGGTGTTATCCCACCAGAGGTTATTTTGGAATACTTAGATCTTCCAGTGTCTGTCAAAATGAAGGTACAAAAGTACAATGAAGAAAGAATTAGAAGAGAGGAAGAGTTTAGGAGAAAGGAGCTTGAAGCAAAAACCTCCGTGTCAATGCAGCGAAAAGAGAAAAACGCTGTACAGGAGAAGGAGGGAGAAAAAGGTAAAGGAAAGGGAACTTAAAGGTCTCTTTGAAGTTCTTAGGAAGAGACATGGTGAATTATCAAAAATATATTCTTAAAGGAGAAAGAGAATGGAAGATTTAAACAAGTCGCAAGAGGAAAGCTTGGAGCCTCTTGAGGGCGAAGATCCTGAAAATGAGGGTCAAGATGAGGGCCAAGACCAAGATGAAGGCAAAGACAAGGGCGAAGAAGGTTCCGAGGATGCTGGTGAGAAAGAAGAAGAAAAGGAACCTGGATTAGAAGAGCAACTTGCAGCCAGGGATGCTGAGATCCAAGAGCTCAGGCAATTGTTGAGAGAAAACAAGCGTGTCATGGATGAGCTAAGTAGTAGGGTAGAAGGCTCTGAAAAGATCCTTGACAAGGCTGGGATTCTGTCTGAGGAAGATAAAAAGGCGCAGAAAGAGCAAGATGCCCTTGTAAAGCAAAGAGAAAAGGAACTGGATACAGTTCTTGAAATGATGAGGCTTAATCCTAAATATGAGGACGTGGATTCTGTTGTATCTCAAAGTAACTTTGATGATATGATAGAAGCT